TATACTGAAAGGCCGAAGCAATCAGATTCTCATCACGAAACCACTCATTATAAATCAAATTATACGCGCGAAACGGCAGCGCATTAACATCAATAACATTACCCGCAATCTGCGGACCAAACGGCAAACCAAAATAATCTGCCATCGACCCAACAACGGTCGAATCATAGACCCGAACTCCTGGAACCGTATAACTAATCGACGACGATGGGGTCGCCTGCTCCCCCATAAACTTCCGCCAATTATCCCAAACCAAACGATTCGGAACAAAGAAAAAGTGCGTATCAATCCGCTGATTATCCATCAGCGGAAAATACGGCGTAGCCATACGCACATACGCCGTGCAATCATACTTCAGATGATCGCCAGGCAACACCTCGTCCACCAGAAACGGAACGAGCAAACCCGCGTTAAACGTAGTTTTACGCGTAAACGAACCAAGAAACTTCGAACGCGGCACATCAGGCCGCTGAATCATCGCGCTATCTTGCTGACTCGCAAGCTTACGCGCAGGAAGCTGATACCCAGCCATTAGCCAATCGCCTCATCAAGTTTAGCAGCCTCAGCAGCATCCTTCGCCTGCTTCCACTGCGTGCCAGAAAAAATTACCGCCGGAGCGCCCATAAACGTCCCGTCATCTTCAAGCAGACCAAGACTCAGAAGCTCATAATCATCAGGATGCTGCGCCGGATACGACTTCGCATCACTCAGCACATCATGAAAAAAACGAATAGCAGCGGCGTCGGCCTTAAAAAGCCACACCTGCTGCCCAATGCTCTCCGCAACCTTATCCCGAATCGCATACACGTTCATCATCCGTACGTTCTCCTTGCCGATTGAAGTGAAAGCCGCGCTTTGGCAATCGCCTCAGACGCGTCCAACTCGTCCCGCGTTACCGCCTTCCGATGCTTCCAACGCTCAAACTGCACTTCCTCGACCAACTCAGGAGCTGCGTCCTTCTTAAACGCCTCATGCAAATACCTGGGAACTGGATACTGCGTCCCATCCATCACTGCATATCGCGACCAACTCATAAAATGCTTGCGCGCCTCGCCTCCAATTCCTGGTCGGCGCGACATCAGCAAAAACGGCGCTTCTCTACCGTAACACTCTCCGGTCGTTTCGTCAACCCCCTGCCGAAACTCCCCATGCCAACCTTCCTTCTTCGAACAATACCCTGCTACATACTTAATTGACGCCGGGGTCAACAAATGGACACCTACATGACCCGCCGTCCACGACTTGCGAATCGACGACTCTGAGCCGTCAAGACCATACAAAATCGCGTGATAGTGAGGCCTCCCACCACGCTCGCCATACTCTCCGCACGCAAAAAATCTAATCTTCTCAGATGACAAACGCGCTCGTAAACGCTTAATGTAGCCAGACAAATGATCTCGTCGAATGGACCGATTCGCGGGTAAGTTCTCATCCGAATACGTGAGTGTCGTCCAACACGCTTTCGCATGATACGACAACTCCAACCGATTACGGATAGCCCACGAACGAGCCCTGTCCATCCGACAACCAAGACAGCCACCACACGGCATATCCATCGCTTCGCGATCATCCGACTCTGGCCGCCTTAACGTAACCTTACCAGCGTGTCGCCACATCCGAAACGGATGATGGCACGCCACGCTTACAGTCTCCAACCGCCCCGCAGCGGGGACCGAAGATTGAGCGCCATCGTCTTACCTGCACGGGCCTTAAACCGCTTCGCGGAACGACCCTTACCTGCTCCCATACGTCGCATTGCCTTACCCTCTTAGTAAATGGTGAAAAGCTGTCAGTTAGCACGTATTTATCAAGTATAGTATACGTGCTAACCTAGCGCGCCCGCCTCCGGCGGGCTTGCTGAGGGCTCGGAAGGCGTGGACTGGGAGTCCACCCCTTCCGGGCCCTGCTTAAAGGCTCCTGAGCCAAATGCGGCCAAAAAAGACCCCATATCTGGGTACGCTTCACGCACCTCCGGCGGGGCTGCTGCCAGCCACGCCTCAAAAATAGACCTGGACTGCATCCGAACAGTCAGGTCGTCATCAAAATTATGCTCCCCGTACTGAACGGGTCGCGGCATGTAACCATGCTGTCGGAGAATGTGATTTACATCACACTCCTCCTTAAACTCTTGCCGCGTTATATCCTCAGACTCATCAAACTTAATACTACAATCTACATCCTTCGCGGCAATACGAACCAAATCATCCAATGAATAAGCCATTACTTAAACATCCTCAAAATAGGAATGACCATGTTCAACACCTTAGACACATTACCCTTCGACGTCTGCATTTGCTGCAGAAACTGTCTCTCGAAATCCTGAATAGCGGCATTTGTACTGGAAGCTCTCGCCTGGGCCGCCAATGCCGAATTACTAGACCGAATGGACTCAGGAGCCAACGACGTCGCCTCAAACTGCGACGCAATACTCTTCGCCAATGGCGAAGACATATCCACACTCTGACCAGTCGCAATCGCATTCCACACGCGCTGCTCCACACTGCGCTTCTGCGCATCAAAACCCGCAACCTCAGCTTCAGCCTTCGCCTTCACACTCTGCTGAGTTGCTATATCCATCTGCTTACGCACCAACTCTAACTGCGCTCGATTCATCGACGCAGCCTGGGCGGACGACACCGCGCCGCCCAACTCACCCCCAATTTGCGCCTGAATTCCCCCAGGGGAACTGGCGCTATCTCCAAACGCCAACGCAGGATTAAAACCAGCGGCCTCTAGATCAGCCTTGCGCCGCTGCACCTGCGTATTACTCATACGCTCAGCAAACGCCTCAGCGCGCTTCGCTTCTGCACGCTGCGCTTGGTTCTGCTGCCGCCGCCCCAAAATATCTAAGGCGGCGGGAGCAAGCTTACCAACCGCTTTGCCAATAGTACCCAGCAACGCGGGCATAGGCATTAAAACCGACCAAGCGTAACAGGCGTCCCAAACATCGGCAGCGGACGCACCGCTTCACGCTGCACAAGCACATCAGCCAAATACTCAATCGACTGCGAAGCCGCAGTCGCACCGGCAGACAGAATACGCGCCATCGGCGGCGTATCCTGAATAAACGTCTGCCCAAGCACCGGCGCACTCGCAAAATTCTGCGCCAGATGCCAACCATCAAGTGTACCAGTTACCCACGTACGGAACCGGCCAGTCACATCAGAATACCGGGTCCGATACTCATGCCAACGCTCCTGGTACCCGAACACCGTGTCATCACTCGTCGGGTTACCCGTCGCAAAAATCTCCTTACGGAGAATCGCCTGCTCGCCGAGTCCGGCAAGCGAAGGCCAATAAAAATCATACCGCGTCTTTCGACTAAACGTCCGCGGAATACCCTGATTATACGACAGTTCTGACCGAACTGAAATCAGACCAATAATATAACCATGCTCCGTCGACGCATACGACGCCATATGCTTACCAACCGACGTCGCTGCGGCACCAAGCACACCAACCGTCCCAGCGCCTCCCGTCGTCTGCGCCACAGGCGTCACATTCAGTGAGGACGAACCGCCGCCAATATACTCCGGTCGCTGCTGACGCGCATCCGGAGACACAACACCGAAATGCGATCGAACAATTTCGGTATACCGAGTGCCCCCACGAGCATCTCGCTCCAGCAACTGCTGCACAAGAAACGCCTGACGGAACGAATTAACACTGGCCTCGGCATACACCTGCGGATAGCCACCCGCAGTCGCATTCATCCAATACGGCACATTACTGCTATACGCATTCGCGTACGACGTCACCGTCGTACCGCTTGCCGTATCAAACACATTACCACTCGGCCCAGTACCAACATTCAAATCAACCGACGCAATACCAAGTCCCGACACCGCCGACTGAATCGACGGAGCCGTAAACTTCTGGGGCCACGGTAACGCACTCGTAAAATAATCCTGACTCTTCGCCCGACGTTGCAGCGGATAATTCGCATCCGACTGCAACACATCTCCACTATACTGAAAGGCCGAAGCAATCAGATTCTCATCACGAAACCACTCATTATAAATCAAATTATACGCGCGAAACGGCAGCGCATTAACATCAATAACATTACCCGCAATCTGCGGACCAAACG